CTCTAAAACTGTAGCTGAAACTCCTCCACTAACTACAGTAGTTTCGGACATATCTTCTAGGTTACGAACAGTTATTCCCTCGTACCCAACATAAGTATCTAATACTGTAAAATCTGCTGTTGTATCTCTTAAAACGGCTGTAGTGTAAAGAGCCCAGTAATCTGTATCAGTAGGTAATTTAGCTGTAAACTGTCCTGCAGAATATTCAGGGGCTCCAGAATCAATAGATGCAATATATAATGTTCCATTGTAATCGACAATCATATTATCTACATAATAAGCACTATTATCGTAAGGTGGATATTTTGCAGTATGATTACCATGCTCTAAACAAGAACCTGCTAATTTAATAGCATTATTATTGTCACTAAAATAAATATTTACCGTATTTTCGTCATTAATACCAGTATCTGAAGTATCACTTCCGAAATTAGGACTTTCAGTTTCTGTCAATACTGCATTCAAGTCAAGAATATCAGCAAAACTAGAGGTAATACCAGTAGCATTTGTAGATTCATTACCAGAAGAATCTACTGCTTTTATTAAGTATCTACCACTTGATAAAGGCCCAAAATAACTTGTAGTAGTACCTGGAATATATTTTTCAATTGTAGTTGATTCACCCCATATTGCAGAGGTGTTCTTACTATACCTAAGCCAATAGTATTTGACATCCAAATCAGAGACTGGGTCCCAGGAAAAGAAAGCTTTTGAACCCTGAACAACCATTTGAAAGTTTTCAACATCATTTGGAGCAGCAGCTTTACCATATATTTCTACTTCTTTATATTCAAAAGGTGAGTAAATTGCCATTAGAATATTCTCCTAGTTTTAACTCTAAATTCGATTGTTCCTGCTGGAGCATCTGGTATAGTAACACTATTAGTAGATGTTTCTCCTAACGAAATCCAATTTGTTTTATTATTCGTATCATTTCTTCTATACTCAACATAGTATCCTGCAGTATAAGGATATCGTTGGTTAGTACCAGGAGTTAATGGAGGCTCCCAAGAAAGTGTTGCTCTATTTTTAATATTATTTGTAGAGTCTACATATAGTTCTTCTGATACTTCTAAATTATTTGGTGAAGGTATTGGGTCACTTGGATCTGGTAAATTACTTGTAGATTTTGTCGAGAAAGGTGTATTACTTTCTATAGCATCATACTTACCAGAGTAGTGTTTTAATCCCGATATTTCATATATATTTTTTTCAGACTCACGAACTGCTAATACTTTAAACTCTTGTGCATCAACATTTCCTGTTTCTTGTAGTAGCCAAATTTGTTTAGCAACTGGAGTATTTGTAAAGGCTGAATCTACAGTTAGTGAGGTAACACTTTCAGTAGCAGATACAGTTGAAACATCTTTTGTTTCAGTCCATACATATGGTTTCCATTCTCCTCCATTATTAATACAATCTTCTTGAGTTGTATCAGCTGTTTTGGCTCCGTTTAAAACACATGCTTCTTCTGTATTAATAAGAGTTAAAGTATAACTTTGTCCTGCAGTTACTGGAGTTGCTGCGTCTAATTCAATAGTAGTAGTTGTACTTCCACTAGCTAATCTACCTCCATAACGTACACCTGCTTTAAATTGATCAGCAACTAATATACTATCTCCAGGTCGAATAGAAATACCTTCCATACCTGTTTTAAAAGTTACTGTTTCAGTTTCATATCTCTCTGTATATAGTAACCATTTACCAATACGTCTTGCTTGACCTTGAGAAGTACAACCAACTGCAACAATATCGGTAGAAAATATCTCATCATTCATCTCTCTAATGCCTACAGTATCTTCTACATATTCTACATTTTGACGATAAAAATCATTTGGGTTATTCCACGATACATGAGCAACATTATGTCTTTGTTTACGACTTGTACCTTCATAAGTGAATTCTCCATTTATAACGTTACCGTTTGTAAAAGACATAACAGGATCTTTTGGAGAATCTTGTACTGGACTTATTTGTCCTTGTTGCCAGTATAACATACCTCTAAAAGTAGAAGCAATATCATTGATTACCTTAAATGCTTCTTCCCTGCCTTGTAAATATAAGTTACAAGCATATCTTGGCTCATAGTTACCCCAACCATCTGCTAATCCTTCAAAGTAGCCATCAGAATCTACTGCATCACAGTATTTTCCAATCTCATATAAGGCCCATTTATCTAGTTGATTTGCATCTAACCATTTACCTAGTCCATATCTATCATCTGTACAAATATCGTAAAGTATCCATGCTGGATTACAAGTCCAAGCAGTAGTAAAAGTACCATCCCAATCTCCATCATATAAAAGATTAGTACTGTCTTGTCCTATTTGATTTGTAGATTGAGTTCCAGACCAAGTTCCTCCAGATCGAGCTTCACATAAATCTTTTCTACGAATACCAGCTATACTGCAACTTCCTGGGTCATATGGAGTATAATTACTAGGAATCTGAACTTTAACTCCTTTTATCTCATATGCACGAGTAGGTATAGCATTAAACTGTCTAGCATCAAACTGTGTTGCTACTAAAGCGCTATTTGGATATCTTAATTTATTATCTACAATAATACTATAACTTGCAAAGTATACATCATTATTAGTTTGAGCATTTGGAGCGTCATCAGTTATTCGTGAAACTGTAATAGTTATATCACTACTAGGACTCCAATTACTTGGTATATCAAAACGATGAGATCTTTCATATCTTTGAGTAGTTTTTCCATCTATAGTATAATTATTTGTAAAACTACCAGTATCAGAATCATATGAAATTTTAATACTATACTCAACACTAGAGCCTACTAAATCTCCATTTGATTTTTGAAAAGTTAAAGAAGGAGTATATATTGTTACACGAACTGCATCAACATTTCCAACATTTGTAGTATAAGTTCTTACAATTGCTCCAGGAGACTCTTTTGTTACTTTAACGGGTAAACTTACTCCTGATCCAGAGTACTGAGTAGCAGTACCTTGAAATCCTTCTATATAAGTTTGAGAGTTTGTTCCTACTCGTGTTTTATAAGAATAACCATCAAAGTTATCATTTCCGTTAGAATCTTTTAATGGAGTTTCATCTAAATAGATTGATTTATCTCCATTTACTAATCCTTGTATTTCGCCTTCTGAAATTAAATCAATAATACGAGCTTTTGCTGCTGAAAATAAAGTATTATCAGCTTCTTTAGGAGCAGAGCCTCCTCCACCTCCTTTTCCACCGCCGCCTCCGGCACCTCTAATTAAGTCTATTTCTTTCATATTACTCCGGAGTATAATCTTCTGCTATAATACCTGCACTTATTACAGCGCCACCTACTATTAGTTGTCCATAACATATTGGAACTGCAACACCTTGTCGTGTTGTATTAACAGGCCCATTAAAAGCATAGTTTTCTGGTTCTTCTGGTCTTTTTTCAACTGTAGGAGTGGGAGCTAGCATTGCTCCTATTCCTCCAAGTACTAATGATGCTCCAAACTTTAACATCATCATACCACTGGAAGAAAAAGCATATCCACCTATTGTGCTATATCCTGGAGCTGCCACTTGACCTGCTCCTAACATTCCTCCTGTTTGGAATGCGGCATATATCATAATTGCCCCAATAATAATTTGCATTAAACCTTTTTTCTTTGCTCCCATTACTGTTGGAATTATTTTTATTTCTTCGTTTCCAATAGTATCAGGTAAATCATTTGCATCTTTTAAGTATTCATCCCCTATTAATACTTGATAACCTACTCCTCTTTCATGAGAAGTTAGTAGTTCTTTTTTAAATCCAGGACGATTTGCACAAATAGCTCGTATAGCCTCTGCTCCGTCATTTACATTAAGTTCCCACTCTTTACCATAGCGTTCACCTAATAATCCATATAGTTTAACTTTTCTTAACATAATGACTTGTGCCTCAATATATGCGTGGTATGTTTTCTCCAGTACCCGCCGTATGGTTCTCTATTTGATAACCTACCATGTACATGATGTAATATTTTATTGTCTCCGAGATAGATTGCCGCATG